TGGACAGGAAAACCGTTCAAAGCTGTCTGTCATTCTCTTTTAAAACGGAAACGCTGATGATACGGGCGGAAACAGAGAACGGAATTGAGTACATTGAAAATCCTGGGCTTGTCGTTAACGATCTGCACCCCGATAACAAGGTTTACATTGAAGTTAGCCTTGAGCTTTTCAAGGAATTGTTTGAAAACTTATCAGCCAGGGACAGAGAAATTCTCGGCAGAAAATATGGTGCATTCGGGTATGAAGAGACCTCCGTTAACGACATTGCGGACTATATGCTGATCACCAGAAATGCTGTAAACAAGGCTGTTAATTCTGCAACAGAGATTCTTCGCAAGGAATACCATAACGGGAGTAAGCTGAAATGGTGGCGGTTGTGTAACCGGGCGGTTAAGGATGCCTTGGAGGGTAGGACAGCATAGGAATCCGTTGAAATATCTGACGAGTTTAAGGCGAAATTACGGGCGTTGGCGGAGTTTTTGGTTTTGCTGTATGAAAATGATAA